GTTCCCCATTACGAGTACCCTTGTGAGATATAGCCAGTACCTCGCAAGGCACCGGGCATGCATGCGCAGCCGGTGGCCAGCGAGTCCGCCGAGGAGCCCGCGAGGAGAGGGGAGGTACTTGCTAAATATCTTTAACCCATAAGATGTCATATGTGACGACTATATCTGTGAATGTAGCATTTGCTGATATATTAGCGACATGAACTCTTACTCGTGGACTATTGTTGTTATAATATGCCGATGCCTGAGTTACTGCAATTTCCGAGGCGTCATAATTGTCACCTCTCACGATATGTGTGCCTACCACTCCCAGCATAGTGTAGCCACTTTCCGCTTGTACGAATATAGTGGCTGATACTTTCGCTCCAGGAGCCAGGCTTTCAATATTTTGGGTTGCCTGAGTCACTTTTAGATAGTTAGTCTCAATATTCACTACTCTGGTATTAAGTGACTGTAATTGTCCATTGGTATTGGCCAGACCTGTCTCCAGCGTTGTGATCCTTCCGGTATTGCTGCTGACATTTCCTTCGATCGTTGTGATGTCTGCTTCAACATCGCTCACGCGATCATCAAGTCCCTGCAGTTCCTGTTCGATCGTTCCGGGGATGTTGCCCAGCTGATTGACGATGTCTTCAAGCATTGCATCGATTGACAGATAGGTGATGTCTGCAATAATTGGAGCAGTCATATTTTCATCTGTTGGAAGCAGCTGCTCCGTGCCGTTAAGGTATGCCTTGAAGCTCAGGTCAATATCAATGGAAGTTTCTGTTGGCGTGGCTAAAGCATAATATGTTGTTGTGCCATCTGTGATAACTGATGTATCACTTTCATCACCGCTCTGATAGGCTCGTGAGCCGATCCTTGTGATTGCCTTTGTTTCTGTCAATTCATCATAGACATTTCCGGCACTCTTCATTCCTGTAGGAAAATATGTCTGTATAGGGATATTTTTTGTCACTTCAAAATATGGTTCATAATCAGTTTTTTCACCATATTCAAGCTGGAGCTTATATGTAATAACATCTTGAGGAGTCACCTGTTGGGTAGCACCACTGATATTGAAACCCGTTCTTACATATCTGATATTATTGTCGGTGTTTAATACCAGGATATAGTTTCTTCCGGTTGCTATCTGATTTGCTCTTATAAAGTTTTTATTTTCATCGTAGGTAAAGAGAATGCCTCTGTTGTTTATATCAGCACTGAAAGCAATTGATATTGCATTCTCGCAGGGGAAGAAGTCCGAATATAACCAATAAGCGTTAGATGTTACTGTATATCCATCAGCCGTTGAAAGTGCACCCTGATACATTTTATCCAGGATATTTTTTCCTGTAGTCTTCAGTCCGGTACCGTTGAACGATATTAAAGTATCGTTTTTGATGATCGTATTGCCTTTGATGCTCTCGATTTTTGCTATACCGTCCTGAATGGCAGGGCTTTTTCTATACCGGAAACCCTGATCGATCAGTGTCTGTGAAGTCCTTATCAGTGCATTCATCTCGGAAGCCGAGGCTCTGGATGTATCGGTCGGATGTCTATGGTCACCTTTTGCATAGGTCGTAAGTGATCCGATCGCAGCGGTCCCGTCCATGAGAGGAACAGTAACGGACGGTGACGGTGAGGAAAGAGTTCCTGCATCGACCCATGCGCTTGTTGAGACGCTCCAGATGTAGAGATGATCACCGACCATGTAGGCATCACCTGGATTTCCTGTCGGGTGAGCTGCCTGCAGGTCTGCCAGTGTTGCATACCGGTCGAGAATCTCAAGACCTGCTCCGGTCTCGCCCTGGATGCCCTGAGGACCTTCCGGACCGATCGGACCTTGAGGTCCTTGAGGACCTGCTACGCCTTGAGGACCTTGAGGACCTGCGGGGCCTTCAGGACCTACAGGAAGACCAAAGTCAAAGTTAAGACCTTCCTGCAGCGATCCGGTGACTTCTGCCGTCGGATTGAGGGAGAAGTGAGCGGATGCTGTGATGTTGTCGGAGATGGAGTCCCACTCATGCTCGAGCTCCAGCATGGACCTGACGATCCAGTCAAGATTCAGGGAATGAAAATTGGTGTATGGATAATTACCGGCCAGATTGTTGGCCAGTGTCGTCGTGGAGGACTGCTCGTCGGATGATTCACCCTTCTCCAGTTCGGATAGCTTGCGGACGATCCAGTCCAGATTCAGCGCGTGAAAATTGGTATAAGGAAAATCGTCATACAGTGGCATTTGGGTCTCCTTTCATCTTTACGGTCTTTGTAATGACTTCGTCGTTCTTGTATAAGGTGACGTGGACTTCATAATCGTCATATACTGCAATGCCCAGACATTCCTTGCCGAAGCGGAAGAAGGCGTGATGCATGACAGTATTCTCTTTTTGAGGCTCTTTTGGGGCTTCAGCTGGTTTCTTTTTCTTTGGCATAATTGTCCTCCTTTAGTATATCTGCAGCAGAAACTTGTCTTTAAACTCCTTAATTATTATGTTAATGAGGTCGTATTCAAGTCTTACCTGCATTTCCTTTTTCAGTACATCCTGCGCGTCAGTGATCGCAGAGTCGCCTTCGACGTGGAAGGTCTCCAGCGTAGTCACCGTGCCGGTATCGGTCGAGGTCGTTCCGGTCTTTGAGCGGTCGGAGTAGTTCGTGTCGTTCCAGGCGCTGACCTTGTTTTCAGCTTCACCTGTGCTCTCCAGGTCCCTCGTCTGGGTGATCTCTCTGCGTTCATCTCTCTTGATGTTGATGAATGGATCATAGTTCTCATAAAGGACGCGGGCCATTCTGGTCCATGCCTGTATTCTCGATTGTGACCAGACAGAGATGGCCTGCTTCATCACGGCGGGATCAGGATATAAAACCTCCAGCTCCGCATATTCGAGAAGTATCTGCTCATAGACCAGATGCTCATCGCCTTTGTCGGTAATGACCGCAGGGAGCCACATCTCGGAGAAGATGGTCGGGTCATATCTATAGAGCCCCAGTATCGACAGTGTCGCTTTCGTTATCATCTGCCTTTTCCTCCTTCTGTTTATATCTATAGGATACGGAGATATTAAGTCCGTATCTGGAGTTTATCTTCTCCAGGTCTCGGCCCAGAGTATCGAGCCATACATCGACGAGACATTCGGTGTCTGAGTCGTTGGACTCGACCTCTGTAGTGATCAGTCTTTCGCGTTTCTGGGTGTTGGCATTCGGTATGCCGATCTTGGTGTTGTACCGGTCCTCGATCGTCTTCAGGTCATTGAGTACATCTGTGACGATGTAGTTCTGGCCGACGTTCTGCTGCATCCATTCCCAGTTATGGGAGCCGTCCTCGTTGAGAAGGTCCTTGTCGATGACTGCAAACGGATCACCGGAAGCAAGCGTGTCGTACATCTTCTTATAGGTCTCGGCGGCTGCTTTATTCTGTGCAAAGAAGACGAAGCTCGCGCGGGAGTTCAGAAGGTTGACAGCTGCCGTTTCTGTCGCCACTGCCAGCATGTCCGCATAAAGGCTGACGATCTCCGTGATGCCTTTGTAGTCCGGCTCCAGGCGGAGCAGTTCGCAGTCTTTGCCGACTTCCAGCTCAAAGGTAGAAGACAGGACAGGATTGGCGATGATGACGCGCTTCGGCTGATAGAAGATTGTATGCGTATCGGACAGTGTGCAGTTCTGCGGGATGACGCCGTACTCCGGAGTCTTGAATATGGCCATGAAGCCGTAACCGAACAGAACATACTGGAAAAACTCCATGCTCCAGGTCTCGGGGATGCCTTCCCACTTCAGGACTGACAGTGCCTTGATAAATAAATGATTAAAGTAGTAATTGAATAGCCCGGTGTTCTTCGTGTGAATGGTCGACGGCCTCAGTCCAGCGTTATATAGGTTTATGAAGTCGTAGCCTGCCGGTATTTTAGCAGATGATGCCATGGATGCGTCCTCTCTTTCTTTTCTTGATCCAGTAATACAGAGCGTCATCACCTCCTCCGGAGGATGCAACAGTGATATACATAGGTGTATCTGTGCTTATCGTTCCGGTTGAGAAGGACATATTGAAGTACATGTGCTTCGTAGTACTGTATGCGTAATTGTACTCGCGGGTGTAGCGCAGCGTCTGTGTCTTCGTGGCCCGCTGATAGGTCGTACCGCCTACGGTGTAATTGGTATAGGACCAGCCGGTATTGTAGACTCTTGAGAGCCCCGGATAGGTGTTGCCTCCTGAGACAGTAGCGCCTTCAGGGATGCCGGTGATCGTGATGTTGAAGGTGAAGTCAACATACGTCTGAGAAGCTGACATCGTAACATTATATGAAGACGGACTGATCGAGATGTCCAGATTCTCGGAAGGTGAAGGTCCCGGCTCATAATAAGGATTATGGATGACGCCGATCAGGAACTCATTAGTAAGATAATAAGATGCTCCACTGTTCCGGATGAAGCGCGAGTCGCTCTCCGATGTGACGGATGCAGGGTCTCCCCAGTACGGCTTCGATCTTCTTCTGGTATTGAAGAAGGTGCCGTTGTCTTCCTGAGGGTCTGTACCGGAGTATGCGGAGTAAGAGATCGTCAGATAATTTCCGTTTACGATCTCGACGACTTCGACGTGGCCGAAAGTCATCGCATTGTTGGCCCAGATGAGGATGTCACCGGGCTGCCATGCTATGGAGCCACTGGTCTGCGCGGGGTTGCCGATCCAGATGTTTTCCCAGTTCTGGGCCTCATACGATCCGGCAAACTCGCTGTACAGATTGCGTCCTGCGATCTCTGCCGATCGTCCCATCGCATACCATGTGCAGTTTCCTGTATGGGCTCCTTGAGTTCTGTATGTATAGTCGCCTGAGTAAAAGTACTGCCAGTATGTAGGTGTGCCGTCAGGCTGTGCCGGTATTCTTCTCTCGGTGTAGTACGTCGAAAAGTTCGTCGGTGCGCTGAGTCTGGGAGTGAATGACATTATTCAATGTACACTCCGCTGTTAAGCATTGATATGACGACGTTCTGCTCGTCTACAGTCGGATTGCCTGTGACGTATGTGACTGCAGCATTCTCACAAAGGCAGAAGCCTGTGATGTTGTCAAGTCTCAGGGACTTGCAGCAAGGCTGTCCGAAGAGCTCAGGCATGTGAGCTGTCTGCTCCATGAAATAAGCGAAGATGAACGGCTTGCCCATGTTGTAGGCCAGGAAGCTGCCGCTTGATCCTTTTGTAGCGATCTGCCCCATCGTCGTGCCCAGTGTGTTCATCACCGTATCGATCAGGCTGACATTCTGATCAGGAGCGCTCTGGATAGACTTCTCGACATCGTTCGGCTGCCATTTCCTCACGCCTCCGGTCATAGCTCTGGATGCGTAGTCATTTGGAGCGATAGATTTAATGAAGGAGAGCCCGGCCATTCCCAGGCCCACCTTCCAGTCCATGATCATATTGGATACAGGGAGGTTGACGCCGATCTCGGTGCTTTCAGTATAAACAAGGGGATAGTCGTCCAGATCGCTGTTCACCGCTCTGATCTGCAGATCACATGAGCCTGTGCAGTAATCGACATACCAGTGTACCTCAACACTGCTGCAGTCATAAATCTTGGAGGAATCCAGAGGGATCACTCCGAACGGCTGGAAATACAGGGAGTACTCACTATATGGCGAGAGAGCCATATATGGATAAGTTCCGGCCTGCGGATGACTCGGCAGAGTCATGGTGATCTTGAAATGGTCGACCATGTTCGTATCTACCTGATAACAGAAGGTATCGACCGTTCCCGTGACAGGGATCTCTTCTCCTCCGAAGCTGATAGTCCGGACCATAGGTCCCAGATTTGCCGATATAGGAAGATTCGGGAACCATCTGCAGTAAGTAACATACTGCAGATAATTGGCCAGAGTCTTCTTTGTGAAGTTTGACATGTCGGTACCTGCGTCGGAAGGTATCGTCGTAAAGGCATTATTAAGAAGTGACTTGAACGAGTTAGCCGGCATGATGTAATACGTCACACCTGTCGTGTTATTTCCGATAACGCCGATGCAATAGCCTCCGCCTGATATGGACCGGTTAAAGTATGGATATGTGACCCACTCCCCGGTCGATTTATTCATGACGTTTACATTGTCGGAGGTGTAGTCTTCCTGGCTGTAGTTTCTCTCACTGTTGATGAAAGTGTTGTACAGTGTGTCGATCAGATCAGGATTGTATGAAGAAGCGGAGCGCAGCACATACTGCCTGCTGTTGAGTATATCGTCCTGATAAGTCGCCAGGACATCGCACCTGAGCCATAAGGTCCAGACGCCTATATCAAAGCGCACGTCTTCAATGAAATAGTAACGATTGAAGGCTGCGATGTATGCATAGTTATATAAGGGGATGCTGTTGGTGAGCTTTGGGTCGCTGATCTCGATGATCGGCGTGATCACGGAAGAGACCGACTTCATGACGCACTGGATCGTCTGTCCGGGTGTCTGTGTCGTCGGCTTCTTCAAGGAATTAGGTCGCTTATTAAAGTTGTATAAAACTATATTAAACATATCGTACTCCTTATATAAAAAGAGGGAGCTCCTGTGAAGGGGAAGAGCTCCCAGAAAACCAGGAGGTTACTAGTCGAGATATAATACGACAGCCTTCTCTGTCAGGTCGTTCTGCAGCTGGATGTCCATATGGGCAAACATGTTGTAGTACTGGCCTTTTGCATTGTAAGGAGATGTCTCGATCACATCGTTGTAGATGTTGTAACCCATAGCATCGCGGTCGAACATGACGCCAATGACATTGCTCAGGACCTGAGCTTCACCGGTCTTGACAGCACCTGCTGCGTCAATGTAGACCGGAGTTGCGCTGACCTGCAGCGGATTGCGGATCGCCTGCCAGTAGGTGACAGCTTCAACATCCGCATATCTCAGGAAGTTGTCGTGGTAAGTATCGGCCAGGACCATCGCATCCATTGAGTCGAGGAACTTCGCGCTCATGTAGACTCTCTGGTCTCTAACATCGGTGTGTCTCATGATCGGATAGTTAGTGATCTTCTGCTGGAAGAGTTCCGAACGCTCAGACATGAGACGGCTGATCTCGCTGACTCTGCTGTAGACCCACTGCATGAACGGCTTATAGTTTGCCGGCTGCATGACAGTTGTTGCGGTGAGGGACAACCCTGTCAGTGCATTGTACTCAGTCAGCAGGTGGATGTTGGAGTCGGCATCATTGATGTCAGCTTTCGCAGCGATCGTATTGGCCAGAAGGGACCTCTTCAATGATTCGAGCCATTGCTTTCTCTCATTGGCAAAATGCGTCATCAAGCCGGTAATGAAGCTGCCGAAGTTTGCCTCGTTCTCGAAGGCTGTCTTGAGCTGCTCTCTGTAGATGGTATAGCTTCCCATGTAGACATCGCTGCCGACGTAGCGGGTCTCGATGACCTTCGGCTTGCGTACGGTGTACTGGTCAATGGACTGACCCTCGACGGTCTCATGAGTCGGGTCTGCGATCGATTCGCGGTCTGCGAAGTTGATCTTGCGGATGATACCGCCCCAGCTGTCGGCAGACATCTGCAGTCCTTTGAACTTCTCGTCGTATGGGCGGACAGCGATGATCGTGCGCTGCAGGACCTGGGTGATGGCGTTGAGCGTGTTTTCGTAACCGCTTTGCAGTGTCGCCTGCGCGACAGAAATGAAGCTCGACAGGTCAGTCGGCTGGATCGATACCTGACCGGTAGCTTCCTGATGGATCGCATTGATCAGCGCATACGCCTGCTGCTTCGACATAGTGTTTACAGACATTTGTTATTCTCCTTTCATGTCGTCTTCAGGCGGATTGATCAGAGAAGCCAGGATGTCCTCTGCTTTCAGCTGCCCGCCTTGTTTACTTTCAGTTTTTGCGATGTTTTCCTTATAGATCGCAGTCTTGAGGTCCTTGACCTCATTGGCCAGAGCTGCCATGACCTTCATCATGTCGCCTGCGCCATTGTCTTCCGGTGCGTCCTTCGGTGCTTCTTTGCTTTCCTTGGCATCATCTTCGATCATGGCATTGATCTCGTCCTTGGAATAGCCTGCCTTGAGGAGCGCCAGTCTTTCGGATAGTTTCATGTAATGAGCCTCCTTATTTGAGTTTATCCTCGATGAGTTGTTTAAGTCCTTCCAGGACCTTATTATTCTCGCTGATAACTTCTTTAAGGCTGAGCATTTCGCCCTTATGGCTTTCCTGTTCCTTCCAAAGAAACCAGAACATGATCCCGCACATAACGATCGGGAAGCCTACTGTGCTGATAGCCTGGATAATGACATTAACATCGTCCATCGTTGTCTCCTTTCATGAGAGGCTCAGTCATGCACCGGACAAGTGCACCTCCGCCCTTCCGGGGCTGTCCTTGGGAGTTGTGCCTCTCTATATAATTATACCAGTATTTCGTATAATATTTTATGAATTGTGTGAAGTTGTGTGAAATGCCGGGAAGCCCTCTTGACAGCATTTTATTTTTATATAATAGAGGTAAGCTGATAAACAGCAGGGAGGAAAACACATGAAATTCAATAGAATAGGCTTGGAAGACAAATACGGAGATTATCTCCATATCTATGAAGTCAATGATCACAAAAGGATCCATATCTATACTGAAAAGGATCACTCGATCACTGACATCTATCTCGTAACACTTGGCGAAAGACGCGATGCTGTGAGCTTCACCCCTAAAGGTCTCTGGTATGTTGAAAACTTGACAGACGATGAAGGCGCTCTGGATGCCGACAGCATGATGATCATGATCGCCCAGGAGGAGCATGGCTGTGTTAGAGCGTGAACAGGAACTGAACAGGGTGTTCAAGGAGTTTACTCTTCCGCAGCTGAAGAAGATGTGCGAATGGTACGAAGAGGATGAAGGCAAGAAGACAGACTGGATGAGCATGCTCATTTCGGTAGTCGCTGCAACCTTTGAAACGATGTATACAAACAGAGGGGGTATGTTTGATGAGAAAAAAGAGAGTTAAGATGACGAAGGAGGACGCGGACCGCATCCGTATCCTCCGCCAGCAGTATAACGCGAACGAGAACGCAAAGCTCGCAGGCATGATCCAGGACAGGGAATATCAGGACGCCCTGAACCGTATCGGCATGGAGATCGTCATGCTCGAGGAGAAGTATGGACTGTATGAGGAACTTTGAAAAGATACAGAGCCTGCTGCTGGACTCCCAGAAGGCGGCAGCCAATGACATGGCGATCTTCAACGCATGGTCCAGAGGCGACATGTCAACAGCCAGATGCCTGAAGCTGTTCAGGCAGCACAACAGACAGAACGACCGCATTGACATCTCTCTGGAAGACTTCGAAGCCTGGATGATGTCCCTCGGATACAGGAGGCAATGATGGCAACAAGACAGACAAGAGAGAACATCCTGCGGGAGTTCAACCGCAATGTAAGAGAGATCAACAGAAACCTCGAAGAGCTCGAGAAAAAAGTCCCGGACTCCATCGCCCTGGAAAGATATAAAGGAGAGTTTTTCGAGATCAGTGATCCGAACTACAACTATAATGCGCTCCGGCGCATGAACAAGAGAGCCAAGCAGCTGCTGGAGTCGGGAGCCGTATCCGTAGAAGGACAGGAGAGGTCAATGTCCCTGGCGCTGGATACGCTGCACCGTGAAGGATATGACTATATCAACCGCCGAAACTTCAACAGCTTCATGCGCTTCCTGGATGACGCAAGAGCGAAGGGTCTCGGCGCCCTGTACTCTTCAACGCAATTGATCGACAAGATCAAGGAGATGAAAGACAGACGGCTCACCAAGACCCAGATACTGAAGAATATAGACCGCTGGTCCAGGCAGAACGTAAAGCGAGACAAAGAAGGCAAGGTCATCGAACAGATCAAGCCGAAGAAGCTCTATATCAGGAAGTACTGATATGCTGACGGAGGACTTTAACTTCGATCAGCTGGCTGACCTTCAGATCATTCCTAAAGTCCCGCGCAAAAAAGGAAGCAAGCCCTATCTTGACATTGTGACGGCCTTCGACATCGAGACGACAAGACTGCCGGAGATCGAGCAGTCGGTCATGTATATATGGCAGTTTCAGTATGGCCTCGATCAGACAGTGACCGGCAGGACCTGGGAGGAGTTCTTTCAGTTTCTGGATCACATCGTCGAACGCATCAGAGGTGTCGCATGGCTTGTCGTATATGTGCATAATCTGTCCTATGAGTTTCAATTCCTGAAGGGTCTTTATGACTTTCAGGCTGACGAAGTATTTGCGACAGACTCGCGCAAGGTACTCAAGTGCACCATGTTTGACTGCATTGAGTTCAGGTGCAGCTATTATCTCACCAACATGCCCCTGGCCAAGTTTCTTCTCAAATACAATGTCGAGAACAGGAAGCTCTCCGGTCTGGAGTTTGACTACTCGAAAAGACGTTTCCCCTGGTCACCGCTTACGGCCCGGGAGATGGAGTACTGCATCAACGACGTCAAGGGTCTCGTACAGGCATTGTATAAGCAGATGGCATCTGATAAGGATAATCTTCAGACGATACCGCTGACCGCGACAGGTTACGTCCGCAGAGACGTGAAGCAGGCCATGAAAGGCTTCAATCACACACAGCTGCAGGATATGCTTCCGGATGCGGATGTGTACCGCCTGCTGCGTGAAGCATTCAGGGGAGGAGATACGATCGCCAACCGATGGAACGCGGACGACATCATCGAGAACGTCCAGAGCGTAGACATCACGTCCTCGTATCCGTCCTCGATGCTGATGTGCAAATATCCGATGGAGCGCTTTTACCGCGAGGACCCGGATGACTTCAAGAAACTCTACAAAATGAAAAGCAAGGCTCTGCTCTTCCGTATCGCGTTCATAGGTCTCAGGCTGAAAGATCAGGCCGAGGGCCATACCTATCTGTCAAGAGACAAGTGCAGACGCATCGAAGAGGGGACCTTCTCCAACGGCAGGATCATCCGCGCTTCGTATCTGGAGACGACCATCACGGACATTGATTATGAGATCATCGCGCGCCGGTATAAATGGGACCGCCAGGTCATAATCGATCTGTACTCATCCAGATACAAGATGCTTCCGGCCATGCTCCGATCGGTCGTCGTTCAATACTACAAGGTAAAGACAGAACTGAAGGGAGTTGAAGAAGGAACAGACGACTATCTCTTCTATATGAAGAATAAGGAAAAACTGAACAGTACCTACGGCATGACAGTCGAAGACCCTGCCAAAGACTCGATCGAGTTCATTGACGGGGACTTCGTTCCGAAGGATGAACCGCTTGAGAAGCTGATCGCCAGACATAACCGGTCAGCGTTCCTGTCCTATGCATGGGGCGTATGGGTCACAGCCTGGTCACGCAAACGTCTGGCCGACGGCATCGATGTTGTGACGCATAACGGCAAGGAGCCGATGAACTTCATCTATAGCGATACCGACTCGATCAAGTATACAGGTGATGTCGACTTCTCTGACTACAACAAAAAGATGGAGGAGCAGGCAACCAGATGGAAGGCATATGCTGCAGATCGGGACGGTGTCGTTCACTTCATAGGAGTCTATGAGTCGGAGCATTATGATCTGCCGAACCGCTTCAAGACTCTGGGCGCTAAAAAGTATGTACTCGAAGACAAAGACAAACGGCTGCATATAACCATTGCCGGTGTCAATAAAAAAGAGGGAGGAAAAGAACTAGAGAAGATCGAAAACTTCAAGGAGGGCTTCGTATTCAGGAAAGCCGGAGGAACAGAGAGTGTCTTCAATGATCATGTAGACATGATCATACAGGAAGACGGACATGATCTTCACATAACTGATAATGTGGTGATCAGAGACAGCTCCTATACGCTGGGCATAACGGCCGAGTATAGGGCTATACTGGACGGTGTCATGGAGATCAAATACTCAGACCATGACATCGAAGGATTGTTCAAAGTTAAAGACTAAGGAGGAAAGTATGAACAACGTAACATTAATGGGTAGATTAACAGACAATATCAAGGTAAGCACAGGCTCGAAGGATACGCGCTGGGCCAATTTCACACTGGCAGTCCGGGACGGTGTCGATGAAGAAGGGAACTCTCTCGCACAGTTCATCCGCTGCTCCATCTTCGGCAAGGCTGCCGACATTCTCGAGAAATTCACAGAAAAAGGCTCACCGCTCTGCGTAAGAGGTCATCTTCGCGTATCATCATACAAAGATGAAGACGGAAAGACCGTCTGGTCAACGCAGGTGATCGTCGAGGACTTCGATCTGATCGGTGCCAGAAAGGCCGAAGAAGAGCCTGAGAAAAAGACCAACAGCAAGAAGTACAGAAGATAGGAGGAAGGCGGTGTAAACCGCCTTTATATAAATGAACGAAAGAAACGGATTAACTTTTAATGACGTGCTGCTTATTGTGTTTATAATCTTAAAACTCTGCGGTGTGATCAATTGGTCATGGATATGGGTATTAAGTCCGATATGGATAAGCCTTCTAATTGTATTTCTATTTTATTAGGAGAAAAAATGTACTATACAAAAGAAGGATACATCGATGTAGACAAGACGCTGGAGAAAGACCGCTCGACGTTCATATTCATGGTCGGCGCCCGTGGCATAGGCAAGACATTCGGCTTCCTGAAGTATCTCATAGATAAGCAGATCAAGTTTATCTACATGAGACGTACACAGACGCAGATCGATATGATCAAATCGGATGAACTGAACCCGTTCAAAGCCCTGCGCATCGAACTGGGTGACGCCTACAGCTTCATGATGAAACGCGTCAACAAGAACATCACCGGAGTATATCGTACCGTTAAAGATGAAAACGGCATAGAGAAGCCATACGGCGATCCCGTGGCCTTCATGCTCGCATTAAGCACAGTATCCAATATAAGGGGGTTTGACGCCTCTGACATGGACGTTCTGCTCTATGATGAGTTTATATCTGAACGCCATGAAAAACCGATACAGAGCGAAGGGACGGCCTTCCTGAACGCGATCGAGACTATCGGAAGAAATAGAGAGCTCAAAGGAAGGAAGCCATTAAAGGTCATATGCCTGTCGAACAGCTCGAACCTGGCCAACCCCATCTTCACAGAGCTGAAGATCATCACGGCAGCGGAAAAGATGCTGCAGAAGCATCAGGACTTCAAGCAGCTGCCTGATCGGGACCTCTCGATCTATATACTGCATGACTCGCCCATATCAAAGAAGAAGTCAAAGACCGCTCTGTACCGTCTGGCCGGTGAAGACTCGGACTTCTCCCAGATGTCGCTCAAGAACGACTTCAACAAGGAATACTTCGGACAGGTCAAGTCAATGAGCCTGAGAGAGTACAAGCCGATCGTGCAGGTCGGTGAGCTCGTCATATATAAGCACAAGAGCGCCATGCGCTGGTACGTCACCGATCATCTGTCCGGCAACCCTGAGACATATGACTCCTCTGATGTCGAGCTGAAGCGCTTCTCAAATGACTACTACTATCTAAAGACTGCATATCTCAACAGGCATATATACTTCGAGAGCTATATCCACCAGGTGCTCTTCGAGAAATATATCAACTTTTAGCAAGTACCTCCCCTCTCCTCGCGGGCTCCTCGGCGGACTCGCTGGCCACCGGCTGCGCATGCATGCCC